AAAGAAAAAGGTCTCATGGAAAAGATAATGACTAGGGCTTTTGGTCAAGCAATGGGAGCATCCTTCTCTGACAAAGAAGTATCCCCAGAAGAACAAGAAGCTATAGACATGATAGCTAAGAACTCTACCAAAGATATACTATCAGCTCAGAACATGGACAATGAAACTATGGAAGCTGTGGTTGGTGCTTTAGGCTACAACCAAAGAGATACCTATGATTTAAGTGTACTAGCTACAGACAAAGTAAGGAACAATCTCATTGGTAAGGACTATGCTCAACGTACATTCAAACGTATGTGGGTTCCTCAATGGGAAGACTCAGTATCAAGAGTAGCTAAGGAACTACCAAGGGATATCCAAGTAACTATAGGTGCTGATGGTTCCTTCTTGTTCCAGACACCAGACAACGATTATCCAGTGCAAGCTCCTGTGTTGATAGAGCAAATAGAGAAAGGGTTGTATCAAACTGAGCTTGCATATAATCCATTCCAAGGGCAGAGGAAAGTGGTTAATCAACCTTTGATAAAAGCTTTAGCAGATTTACAACGTCTAAGGGGATATGTAGCAGGGGGTAACTCTTGGAGAAGTGCAGTAACTGATGGAAGTATCATGGATATCTCTTATAAAGCATTGCAAGACATGGCGGCTCAACAAGAACCTGTACTTCCCCCTGCTAAGAACGATGCAGAGAAAGTTCAACGTGCTGAAGACAAGGTAAAGAAACAATACAGTACCGAGGATGTCAAGGCTTTGCTAGACCAAGGTGTTACCTCCGATGAGCTAGACAAGCTAGACGATGGCTCTGGTAAACCTGAGAGGATGCAAGATGAAGAAGGGACTATCTGGTTAAAGTACCCTGATGGAAGGGTAGAGAGAGAGCAGTAATGGGAGGAATCCGTGGTGCTCTCATAGCGGCTAAGGCTAGCAAGTCTCTCAAACCCGTTGACAACCCTTTATTCAGCTTAGAGAAATCAGCACCGGATAAGTTTGGTAATGTCAAATTTAGAAACCCTATTCACTTTAAAGATGGGTCTCGTATATCTGGTATAAACGGAGCAGGGGATGGTGTACCAACAAAAAATGTGTATTATGGTTATTACAAGAACGGAGAATCATTTACTGTAAATGCCGAATGGATTAACTTAGACGATATTACAAAGCAAACAGGTAGGAGTGGCGATAGGGCTGTTGATGCTTTTAAGCAACATGTTTCAGATAGGGTTGTTAAGGCATCGAAGGAGCGACCTAAAGGAAGATTAACACCTGCCCCTGCTCCTGATGTAGCTAAACCTAAAGGTAAACTAACCCCTGTTGTTGCTCCTATTGTTGCTCAACAGATGATAGATAGCGGAGGTGCATCGGGTGACAACGATACTACAGAAACTAACTAAGGTTAGGCAAGATAAACTACTTAGTAAATTAGCTAAGATACGCAAAGAAGAATCCAAAGGTGACACTGGTAAAACGGGAGAGCAAGGATTACAAGGCATTCAAGGTTTAAAGGGTCTCGATGGAGAGACAGGGCGAAGCGGAAGAGATGGTCTAGACGGCAAGCAAGGTAAAGATGGAAGGGATGGCAAAGATGGTAAGGATGGTGTAACCACTGTCATTACTAAGGAAGTCATAGCTGATGTCAGTGAGTTGCTTGAAGAGCTAGAGGAACTCAAAGATGCTTACGAAAGATTAAACAATAATGTCAAGGGTGGTGTGCATGGTTTCGGTATACCCGATGCACAAATCAAAGACATCATAGACGCGAGGTTAGACGAGTTGGTATACGATAAGCTAATAGACGAAGATGGAAACTATACTTACCTTGGTGAAGCTGATGCTGGCTCCTCTAAGAGTTCACCTCTATGGAGGATAAGACGTATAGACAGCACCAATGACCCAGACGTAGAGATACTGTGGGCTGATGGAACTACAGAGTTTACTAAAACATGGGATAACAGAGCAAGCTACACTTACTGAGGAAAGAATCATGCCAAAGAATAGAAAAGTTATTAGACCAGTCATCAAGATAGACAAAGAAAGGGCTAGGGCTAATGTTCAGAAACGTATTGAAGAGGCTAGGGAAAGGATTTCACGAGAACCAAAGAGTACCATTGATACAACACGAAACGCTGTTGCAAAACGTAACAGAAAACTAAGAGATATTTAAGGGGATACAACATGACGTGGGACGCAACAGATTGGAGCATTACTCGCTCTAATGGTAATATCAGATATATCGGGGATGCTCATGGAGGCTCATCTCCAACTTATGCAACAACCATTGAACTTCACAGGGCTTTGCAAGACTTTGCAGATGACGCAACAGACTCAGGCGATGATGAACTATCTATCATTGATGAGACTCCGTCAGACCGAGGTGGTGCGGATACAAACATCACCTTGCTGAATGGGTTTAACTTAGATGATGCTAGTTCAGAACATATCTATGATGGCTCTATCACGCAAGCAGGTGGTGATGACATTTATGATGGTATTCAGGTGTTTGGTAACGCATCTAGTATTCAAGTTGTACAGAATGGTGCTAGATTAACCAATGACTACTGGAACGAAGCCAAGATGATTACAGCTACTGCTGATGCGGTATCCTCTACATCTCACCGTTTTGTAGTTAAGGTTCGGTCAGGCGGTGCTGACATTGATGGTCGTAGATTACTAGGCACTCAGCGTGTAATCGGTACAGTATTCACCGAGTTCTTTATTGGTGGCGGTACTAACCGAGGTAATAACGTATTAGCATTGACAGCTAACAGTGATGGTAACAACCAGACAGCCGCAGGTACTATTGCTACTTGGACTGACATTGTTAATGACAATGAAGGTTATGTTGGTATAGATGCTAACGGTGATACAACCAATGAGTACTACTACTCTAACTGGGAGCTTGGTTCAAGAAGCAAGAACGAGTTCTACGAGAGAGCAAAGTGGATTCAAAGGGAAGGAACCTCTGAAACTCTCTATGGTCTAGACGGAGATATCTTTAGAGGTATCACTCACGAGATTGATATTGATAACCCTACTAGTACATTCACTGAACCAGAGCAAGTCTCATGGACAGGTGGTACTGGACAATTGTTAGCGATAGATAGCACCACAGCAGGTACTAAGCTATGGATGCAGTTGTTGACAGGTCAAGCACCTTCTGACAATGATTTAATCACTGGTGACTCAAGCTCAGCTACTTGTCTAGTTAATGTTACTGTTACAAGTCGATTGATTTCACCTACCTTTGCAGGTACATCAACTGGTTCAGCGATTAACTCAGGTGCATATGGTTTAGGTATCGGTGCTGATGACTTAACAGTAAGTGACTTGTTAGTTGACTTAACTGATACATCTAGACAGCCTCCTAACAACGTTAGCTTCAATGTATCCAACTTGATATCAGGTGACAGAGTGTTGGTTGCTCCAGAAGATGGTGCAGGTGGATTGGACTTAGACCAAGATACTTTGAATGGTACATTGAATGGTGCGGCAGTAACCTCCGTTGTGATGACTACAACTATACCATCAGACACACCTTCCTCTGGTACAATTCGTATACAGAATGATGAAGGACGCTATGTTCGTATTCCATATAGTTCATACACTGGTAGCACTTACACTATACCTTCGTATGACTTCTCTGGTACTGGTGCTAATGATTCATGTACCACAGGTAACAATGTGTTTATCAGTTACATTGATTTAACCACTGCTACTACCTCAGAGGGTTTCACTTCGGTATATAACGCTGATAGAACTTTGTTTATCAGAGTACGTAACGCCACTGACCAGATTAAAACCTTTGAATCAACTGGTACATTAGGTTCAAGCGGTGGTTCTGCTACTACTGGTAGGATTGATGACGCTTAATGGCATACTCAGCAGATATAGATGCGCTATCTCCAGACCACAGGTGGGCTTTTGATGGCGCAAGTGGTACGGATAGCGTAGGCTCTGCTACTGCCACATTAGCGAATATGTCGTCTTCCACAGCTATCTGTGAAGATGTAAGTAATTGCGCTCTTTCTAATGCGATTTCTGGAGATAGAATAGAGTTAGGCACAGTCACCACCATAGGTAATGCCGCTCATAGTCGCAAGGCTATGGGTGGTTGGTTTGCTGTATCAAAAGTAAATGCTCACCCTGTGCGTATCTATGGTGAGGGGGATGCTGACCCAACGTTCCAGTTTGTCATGGCAATGGGTAATAACCTTATGCTTGAGACAGTGGACGGTGGAACATCTGTGCAGGTATATGGCTTAGCTCTTGCTGTGGATAGACCTTATCATCTCTATGGTGAACTACAAGGTGATGGTTACAATGATACACTTAGACTATACGTTGATGGTGTACTTCAACAGAGCATTGCCTTCGGTTCTACTACCTTAGCAATACGAGGTGCAGCAGTATTTGCTGACGATACCGGAACAGTGGGTGTTGGTGGCGATACTGTATTGCTTCAAGCACCTGTTAATGGTTCATATAATCAATGGGCTTCTTGGGCAGACAAAGCATTACCTGATGCTACAGAGGTACGAGAAGAACTATTCGAGAAGGGGGCTACACCTACAAATACAATATCTTCAGACACTTTAGCTAATATGCAAACAGCCTTAAACGCAATCAGCGGAACTCATATAAACGCTCCGTTATGTATAAGAATTGAGGAGCCAGCGGCTGATTTTCTTTTTGAAGATAGTTTTACAGATACCGATGCTGTATATCTCGAGAATCACACCCCTGACACCGGAACTGGATGGACAAGAAGTGGCGGTTCAGCCGGGGCAGGAGCTATTGATACCAATAAGTTGCAACTTCAAGCAGCCTCTGCAACTGTGTATATGTCAGACGATGCAGAAACGGCTGACCATTATTCAGAAGTAACGCAATCTCTTGTTAGTAACAATTTATTCAATCAAGCTTATATGTGTGTGAGACTTGTGGATTCTGATAATTTTATCGGTTACAGGCAGACAACATGGGAAAATTATGAGTTAGTTAATATGGTGGCAGGAAGCCCCACATCATTAATAACCGGAACAGTTGTAGCAGGAGACACAGTTAGGCTAGAAGCATCAGGTACAACAATTAAGTTATTCATTAACGACTCTCAAGAGGGTACAGACCAAGTGGTAACAGACCATCAGACTGAGACAAGACAGGGCTTCATGATAAATGACAGCACCACAAACGCACCTTGGGATGATTATGAAGCAGGGACTTTTGCAGCAAGTCAAGCTACCAATCTTACTTTAACTAATCACACCTTTCCGCCTGAAGCATCTATTCATATTCAATATGTGGGGACAGACACTTTAACTATAACAAACGTCAATAGTAATGCTTCTATTGGTAGCGCTACCTCGTCAGGTTCTATTGTATTTGTTGAAACCGTTGACCTCTCTGTAACCTGTCTAGACGCATCAACTAAACTTCCTATTGAGAATGCAAGGGTCTATCTACTAGACAGTAATGATGTTGTACTAATCAATAGCCTTACAAACTCTAGTGGTATAGCTACAGGCACATACGGATACTCTGGAGACGATGTTATCTCAAGTAAATCTAAAGCTAGGAAAAGTTCTTCATCAACGTACTACAAGACTGCTCCAATAACTGGAACTATAAACTCCAATGGGTTTACAACGACTATCTTAATGTTAGGTGATGAATAATGGCTATTAGTTATATAGATAGAAATATCCAAGAGTTTACAGCTGCTCAGTCATTAACATTTACTATGCCTGCCGCAACAACTACTGATGACCTGATACTTGTTTGTGTTAAGCAGTCATTGAACGCAGGCGCACAGGTATGGGATGATGACGGTGGTGGTGGGAATGGATATACCCGTCTAGCTTACAATCGTTCAACAGGCGGTCGTGACCAAGAGACAGCCATCTACTGGAAGATAGCAACGTCAGGTTCTGAGGCAGACCCTACTTTCACATGGGATGTTGGCGGTACAGACTCACCCATGTCTGGTGCTTTATTAGTTTATCGTGGTGTAGATACAATTGTACCTATTGCCAGAGCTGGCTATGCTTTCCAACAGAATACACCAGCGGCAAATGCTCCTGCTATTGAGGTAGATTACGATGACTCGTGGGTAGTTCTATTTCAAGCAGTTACTCACGATGATATTACTACCCCCGGTATGCCGTCAGGTTATTCTAATCGTGCTCAGGTATGGAATGGAACATTAGACGACCATAAGAACCTTTTCGTAGCGGATATTGGAAGTATCTCAGCAGGTAGTTATGACCCTCCTGCGTTTACGCATTCATCGTCTAGCAACACCCCTGAATCCCATATCTATGCCATTGTACTCAATGAAGTACAGCCTATAGGTATATTAACTGCACCATCCTCCGCATTCTTCTCTGAGACTAATAAGACAATAACAGGGTGGGGGTTTGAAGCATCACAAGGCACAGGTAAGGTTGAGCTATGGTCTGATGAATCAGGGACTATTAAGACAACCCAGACAATAGACTCTTGGTCTGATACCAGTATCCAGATAGACTTTGTACAAGGTAGTCTGTCTAATAACACTGTTAATTATCTAGTTATTACTAACGACTCTGGTGATGTTACTTCGGCTTGGGTTATTTCCTTTGGGACACCTACCTATCCTGTTGTTGTAGAGGCATTAAACGCTGACCATCTATGGAAGTTTAACAACGATGCTTATGTAGATTCAGGTAGAAGCGGTAACGCTAACCCTGCTACATTGAATACAGTAGGAACATCTAATTTCACAGCAGACCCAATATGTGAGAGCACTACACATAGTATGTTAATAGCAGGTACTACAGTAAGAAGGGAATGCGCTGACTCTTCTAATATGAATATCACTATTGATTCAGCAGAAAGAACAGTTGCCACTTGGATAAAACTAGGTGGTATACAGAACCAACTAGCTTGTCTCTGGAAAGAGGGAGGTGGTGTACAGAACTTAGCATTGCTTACTGGTCTAGGTAATGTATTAATGGCTCAGGCGGCAGATAATCCCGGCAATGCTATCAACTCTCAAGCTGTTAGTAGCATTAAACTGACACCGAATAGACCTTACCATGTGGCTATGCGCTACACTTTAACAGAAGCACCTAAAGAGTGGAGGCTATATCTGGATGGTGTTGAGCAACCCTATGCTCTAACCAACGGCAACCCTTTGGGTTCAGGGTCTTTCAACTCACACTCAGGTGATATTGTATGGGGAGACCCAGACGGAAACCTAGAAACAGGCGGCACAGATATAGCTTACAATGCCTCTACAAGTTGTAAGTATGCTTACTTCTGTTCTTGGTCTGATAACTCTCCTAACTCCAGTGCAGGTGCTTTAGAGAAAGTCACAGAGATTCGAGATGTATTGTTTAGGCGTGGAGCTATACCTGCTTACACTATTGGTACTGACACTCAAGTCAATATGCAGTCTGACCTAGACACACAGCTAGAAGACACCGAGGTAGAAGACTGGCCTTTAGGTATAAGGGTGGAAGAGAAAACTGGTGGAGGTGACTTAACGCTTACTGCCAATGGTATTACCTTTGACCCAAGAACAACTGAGCATCTTGAATGGAGAGGGACAGGTACACTTACTTGGATTGTAGACACGACTAGCTCCATAGATGAAGACAAGATATTCACTACAGGGGGCGGTTCAGTTACCGTAGTGTCTGAAGTGCCTATCTCTGTTACAGTGAAGGACTTCGATACTGGCTCTGCTGTTGAGAATGCTAGGGTACGCATGACAGCAGGTGCAGGGGGTTCAGAGACAGAAGGTGATGTATTACTTGAGGGTCTAACCAATGCAAGTGGTATACTTACAGGCGCATTGCAATACTCAGTTGACCAGCCAGTAGAAGGGAGAGTAAGGCGAGCTACCACTGGAACAAGGTATAAGACCTCTGACATTTCCAGTACAATAACAAGCAACGGTTTGGATATAACCTTGTTAATGATTTCAGATGAGTAGGTGACCAATGGCTATCACTTTAGACCCAGCAACAAAGATATTTACAATACCAAGGTCAGACTTAACACTGGTCTCAGGTACACTGTATTCAGTGGACACTAATGCTGTAAAGAATGAGATTGAAGCGTTGATGGATAACGAGGATTACATCTGGATGGATACTGCTATAAGGCACAACACTGAAGTGACGGTAGCAGGAACAACCTACGCAAGAACGTTAGAATTCATCAATGGGTACTCCATTGTGTTTACTCCGAACTCTCCTTGGACTGTACGTCTAGAGGGTTCCAACAATAACTTCTTTGATGTAGAGAATGGTATCCTTCAGCAGAACCAAGTACAAGTTATACCTACGAATGCCGCAGGTCTAATCGTTGTATCTATAGGTTCAGGGCTGTCTACTGAGCAAGATGACTTACTGAAGAGAATAGACAAGCACACTGACCTAGACTTGAAGTTGACTTATTAACCCTTCTCTATTTCCTTCTGTAGATTAGCTAAGGCTCTCCAAGCAACCTTCGCACTGTGCCTAACACCGTCTGAATCCATGGTTCCTGCTTCCATCAGGTGTCTAGACAATGCGTCTAGTTCATCACCGGACTTGGCTCTGTCCCAATGCAAGGGTGTGTTAGGGTTATGTTGTTCATTCCCAATGAAAGAGCAACGTGCTACCTCAGCGATAGCATCAGGGAAATACATCAGTACACCAGAGTATATCGGTGTGCTCTTCCTTCCCTCCGCGTCCTTAGGAAGGGACTGCGGTGCTTTCTCAGGATGTGCCGCGTCCCACTCTGCAACATCTTCTTCTATAACATTGAATATATTATCCATTACTCTAATCCCTCCGTACTACCAAAGTTATCACAAGGTACATACGATATAGGTTTACCTAGTGAACGTGCGTACCTAATCTCTGCTGTAATACCCACAGATTGCATCCAGTTAGGCATCTCTAGCACCCATACTTGCTCAGCGGCATCAATATATTTATAGTCTAGGGCTTCCCAGAAATCCCATGTAGCAGGTAAGTCATGGTTCTCAGAGAGAGGATGACAATGAGCTATTGGACTCATTACGCAGTACCCCTCGTTTAATAACTGAGCAGTTACCTTGCTTGCATAGTTGAACCTAGCTTCCATCAAAGCTTTGTGTTCTTTCTCTGGTAGGTTGTCTAGGTTAAGACTGTAGACACTGCATAGATATATCATCGTATTGCCTCCATCAATATAAAGAATAACACGATAGGTATTCCCACGAATACTACAGCAAAGAATATAACACTAAGTACAAACTCACCGAACCATGAGAATCTAGGCTTCTTGTATGTCATAATGCGTTCCTCACCACTGTTGTCTTCCTTAGATTCTTAGAACCTCTGAAGTTGGTACGGCAATCATTACATTTGTACCTTTGGAACTTAGATACATTAGTCCTGTAGAATCCACGTTTGTTAACGTCTTCACTCTCACAATTAGGACAGCATAGCGTTTCCTTGTCATTAAACGTAGCTAGGTTAGGGTGGTTCCTAATGTAGGGGCGTAGCTTAATGTATACACGCTCTAATAGCAGTACATCTTGCTTGTTATAGTCAACCATACGCTCCCAAGCATCCATGTCACCTTCCATACACTTAGTCCACAAAGGAAAACCTTCGTGTTCTATCTTGTTACCAACCCCTAAGAATGTACCTAAGAAGTCTAGACGATTAGATGTAAACTTGAAGTAGTGTCTAGCCGCCTTGAGTGTATCAACGGTTTTGTATGGCGGGATAGGGTCTAGACCATGCTTTAAGAAAGCGGCATTAAGCTTAGGTAAATCAAATCTATCACCGTTATGACCTACGATTACATCAGCTTCTTGCATTAGCTTATGCATTGACTTAGCGATTGCTTTGTCATCTTTCTTGTTGCGTTTGTAGTTACGCTTGTGTTCAGGTAATGCATCCCACATAACTTCATCTTCGTCTAGCCACTTAGCTGCCCAAGATAATAAGTATTGGTCTTCCACTATCTGATTGATACCTATGTTCTGGTTAAACAAACCCCATGTGTATGCAGTACATGGTGCGTTCTCTATGTCTAATAGTAATATCTTAGCACTCATTTGCTTGCCTCTTAATAGTTTTAATGATAAACCTAGGACATTCAATGTGTAATCTGATAGGTCTAAGTTTAGTTACAGGGGTTCCATCAGGGAGTACCTTACGGAATGACTTACGTTTATTGTAAGCGCAATGTGGTCTATCTGGCAGGAAGAACAAACTTGCATCCCTCCGTAATCTCTTTGCTTTCTTTCCGTTCATTGTAAGTTAGCCTCAATTATGTCTAGTGCTTCGTTGATAGATATCAGTACATCATCTTCAACGTAGACGTGGACACTCTCTTCAATGAGATAGGTTATGTTATCTGCTGAGGCACGAAGTACCCCCTCGATAAATCTTAGCTCTGATTTGGTTAGTTCAATCATGGTCTAGTCCATTCGTGGGGTATGTCATGTAGACCACACCATTCAAATCCATGAGACGTTGCCCATTCTCCATGTGTTGTCCTAGTACCATCCTTCTTTTTCTTAGCCCAACAAAGGGGAGTGTTAGGATTCTGGAAGATGAAGCATACCTCATACCCGTTGTTCTTAATCTGTACGTACTTCTGTGCTTCGTTATTGTCTAGGAATCTACCCTTAGCTTCTATTAGTTTATCTCCACTGATGAAGTCAGGGGTGTATCTTCGGTTCCTCTTTATCAAATCATAGAGTACATGGTGAGGTTCATAGGGTAACTCGCTTAGCTTACCTTTGTGTAAATCATATTCTAACCATGAACGATAAGGTTTAGGGGGCGTCTTCCCCTTGCGTTTATTACTGGGGAATCTGCGTCTAGGTATCAAGACTTGCCCCCTGCTGACCTGTTGGCTTTCTTGGATTGTACCTTTAGGTTAGACATAGCATTAGACCCGCCTTTCTTGATAGACTTCTTGTGTCCAACATCTTTCCCTGCGATAGCCTTAGCACCTAGCTTCTTCTTCACTTTGAGTCTAGCTCTGTGTCGCTTGGCATCACCTGATTCAGACCCTACGCCTGTTTCACGTCTAGCCTTGGCTGTCTTAGCTTCTTGCTTGTAGTCTCTTACATAGTTTTTTGAACTTGGCATTGTGTTATTCCTCGTGTTTATTCCAAGTGCGTCCTGCTTTAAGGTTATCTACTTCGTCCCCTCCCATCCATGAGAAGTTACCTAAGAATCTATGTGGTGCTGAGATAGCAAACCACCATAGACGTATTCGATTGATTCTATTACTCTGGTCAGCGGGTGCTCTGATAGGCAATGTCCAACTGAACACAGTCATTAATCCTATTGCTAGACAGAAGATACCGCCTAGTGTTAGCATATTCAAGAAGATGTCTAGTATCATTGCCCTATTCCCCTCGATAAATCTATATATTTGTTAGCCCCGTTATCACAGTTTTTTACACCACAAATACCACCAGTGCTATGACCTGTTAAAACACCATTTAAATCATCTTTATGTTTGCCTATGCAATCATCACATACTTGCGACCACTTATGGCCGCCTGCATCATCAAAAATGTAATCAAATTCTAATCTAGGCTCCCTCATCTTTGCATCACCCTTCTCCAGTTTGTCTGCGTATTCAAGGATATTGAAATGCCCTATATTAATTGTTTCGTGCTTCATTACTTCTACCATCTCCCGAATAGCATTGGCTTTAATACGTTTTATATCTTTAGC